ATTCTAAAAGAATCCCAGTCAGCTATTTTAAAGTCTGACTCTAATGCATATTCTTGCGTACCTACTACCAGTGTCAAGGAACCAGCAGTAAAGTTAAAAGGGAACTCAAATTCCCTCTGAGATATTTCTTGTATTGCAGAATTTATTGCATCTTTAACTTGTGCGCGAAAGCCTGTAGCATTTGGAAAATCAGTTGCTGTTAATTCAACTTCATTCAAACGTCTTAATGTATCATTAACTAATGTTAAGAATGTTGTAGCCATATCTCACCCAAATTAAAGAAGGGGATAGCCCCATTACAGAACTATCCCACAATACTTTATTATGCCAAGGCATCTCTTGCAGCAGCAGTTGGGAACTTCCCATTTGCGTTGCAGTTAATGCAAAGAGCATATACTCGTAGTACACCAACAGTAGCGGCTGCTCCTGCTAACAGAACATCAATAGTATCAGTAGTACTGATAAATTGAGTATAAGTAGAAGCTGCGTTGGTTATTACCTGATTGGTTTGACCATTAGTTCCTTTGGCACAGAAGCCAGTAGAAGTAACGTCTGCTCCATCAATAATATCATCACCAGCAGCAAAGTCAACGTCAGCAGTTACACTTGCGGTAAAGGCTGTCATAACTTCAGCACCAGCATTAAGTACCAATGTACCAGCAGGTATTTCTAGTAACTGAAAGATATCTCCATCAGCTACAGTATTACCAGCAGCAATAAATGCAGCTACATCGAGATAAGCCTCGACATTATACATTACATTGTTACCATAATGTGCAGGCATTACAGCAGAAGTATCTGCACCAACACCAGCGGTAGATGAAGCGGTAAGGTCAAAAGTAGCCATTGTCTATTCTCCCCTTAACCAGCAATATTATAGTGTGCGCGAACTAGTGCTTCAGGACGAAGAACCTTGCGACCATATAAATGTAACCCACGAACGATGTCAGCAAAGCTGTCATTATCACGATAAGTTTCGACCTTCTCTACTTGAGAAGCCGTAGCAACAGCAGAATCATGTCCAGCAACAATTGCACCATAATGTGCGCTTGAACCATTAGTATCAATGGTAGCTGGACCTGTTCCTATTGAAGGTAGGTTGTTTGACATATAAACTCTGAAACCACGGATCATGCCAGAGATGATACGACCATTACGAAGAATGTCTGGATCACTTGAAGCAAAATCACTGTTTAATAGTTTGGAGTTTTCGTCATTAAGCTGTTCAGCGAATACTGGATCGACAACAACCCAACGTCCATCACGGTCAACATTTTGCTGATCGAGCAAACGAGCCATACGGTTGAGAACTTCCAAAGGAGTTGCTTCACCAGTAGATCCGTCTGCATGAGTTGCAATAGAGTCAGTAGTAGCACCACCCGACACAAAACTTGCGCGAGAGACTAACATAGAAGCTAGTAGACCTGTAGCAGCAACAGTGCTGATTGGGTCAGTACCAGATTTACTAGCAGCAGTTCCAGCAGTAGCAGCAACAGAACTAATAGTTGCTTGTTGGAAACCAGACAAGTATCCTAGTACATCCATGTCAAATTGATCTTTAAGGCGATAACCTGCACGATCACTTGCCATTGACTCAAAGTTCACATGAGAATGTGCTTCTTCGATGTCGTCAATTTTAAAAGCAAAGTAGTTTGCTTTGTCTACAACGAGCGTGAAATCTTCGTCATCGAGATCCTGTGGAGTTACTTGAGTTCCACGGGCATACTCTTTAACGGTAATTTCAGGCTCTTTGATGATACGAACTGTATCACCGAAGTTTGCGATTTCACCAAAGTAATCACTGTTGGTGATATCTTCTACGACGCTAGTTTTACGAAAAGCCGACTGAACTTTTTTACTGTAAATTACAGGTGAAAAGTTACCATTCGGGAGGTTTCCGTAACCAGCAGCTGTCTTAAAAGCCATTGATTCCTCCGTTATAGCTTATATCACGTAAGTACAGGGCATTTTCTATATGTGGGTGACCTCGTAACTAAGAGGGGCCAACTAGTAAAATGGTAGCCAACCTACTTCTTCTTCTATTATAAAAATATATGATTTTGCATTTTTATATACGTAGCTGTTCTAGACAGGGGTATATCATGCAAGTGATATATAGTTATATTTAATTAATTTATTTTGTCAACAATTATTTACATTGCTGCACCAGAAATGTCGTAAATAAAGGTTCCATTACGTATAGATGCCGTAATTGCTTCTTCATTTGCGTCATATTCTCTACCTGACATCTTTTGAACATCAGATTCTTTAAACCCACCCCTTTTATTTGCACCAGTATCTGCTCTAGGAGTACCCTTTACAGATACGCTGTCCGCTGCATTTGTAGGTGTAGATGTTTTTTTAGTTGCCTTTCTTTCTGCCTTATAGAGCGTGATTGCTTTTGCACAACCATAAGCATCTGTGTCATTTTCGTAAAGTGCATCCTGTACCCATTTCGGCTGTACTGATGCCCATTCATGAAAGGCAGGGTCTTTACGTATATTATCGTAGTCAGGGTGAAAGGTGTGTAACTCAGTTTCTGCTTTTTCACGAACTACATTCTTACGCATTTCCTGTAGCTCTTTCATTTCTTTTTGCAGATCGTCTGACATTTCTCCAGACTTTTTAATTGCAATCGACTCCATCATCTTTGCAACATCTGGGTATTTTTTAGACCATGTAGCAATCTCTGCTTCTGACTTAGGCAGATTTACAGATTTTTTAGTTAAGTCATTTATTTGAGACTGTAGCTTCTTTATCTGTTTTTTATGATCGTCCTGTACACGTTGATTGTGCCTACGTAAATCACCGTATCTTTTCTTGAACGTAAGTTCTTCAGCATCTAAGGTTTCGTTTTCTTCCTCATCTGCTTTTATCTCTTCCTGTTCTTGCGTCAGGGCATCTCGTTGAGCTATTAGTTCTTTTAACTCTGTCTCTTCGTCTATGTCTCTTTTGTATTTTCTTTTGGTATTTACAACGTGTCCTTTAATATTGGACGTATCTTCAATTTGTTCTTCGATTGCCATTAGTATTCTCCTAGCATCAGGGGCCTCAAGTAGCCTTTCACCGCGAAAGGGGTATCGGGTAGCCCGTAAAGTTTAACGTCACGTAGTTGATGTTGGTGACATTAAACTATTCTTAATTGGAATTTCTTTATCAATACCTTCTATTTGCATTGTTTGCTTTACTAGATCCTTAAGATCAGGAAATGTTTTTTGTTTTTTACTTGAATCTTCATCTGCACTTCCAACCTCTTCTCCTGCCTCTACACCTGCATCTACTGTATCTTCTATATTACCAGGAACTGTTTCAGAAAAATCAATTATATCTTGTGCAATTCCAGATAGTTGATCTCCTATTGCTCCTGATATATCCAATCCAAATGGACTTCCACCTATTCCTTCTTTTCCAGTTGCTGCATTTATAACATTACCTATTGCCAATGTTGCTGCAATAGCTGGACTTACGCCACTTAAAATTCCAGCTAACGTATTTGTAAATCCTACAACGCCAGGGTTTTCTGTTTGGAAACCTTTTTCTGTAAGTTCGTTAAGATCTAACTGCGCTGATGTAGGATCGTGTTCGTGTCTAGCGTTTGCTACCGCGTCTACAAATCCAACCTTGTCTGGGGTTGCATCAAGTGCTTGCAAACCTTTTTCATTATTGAGTAACCCATAAGTTCTAGCTTGAGCTAATTCTGCATTTGAAAAATCTTTAGTCACTCTGTCGTAAAGATCAGCATACTCTATAGGTTTTTCAATTCCCACAATATTTTGAGTTGCCTCTTGCATTTCTGTTAAACCTTCTTGTAATTCTTGCATTTCTTCTGGTGTAGCTACTCCAAGTCCTGTCTCATCATCTTCTCCTGCAACTCCTCCTCCTACTCCATCATTGGGGCCAGAGGGTTCCCCCATCCCTCCCATCATCATTTTTAATACATTATCTTCTTCTTCTATTTCTTCCTTATCTTTGCCATCAAAATCTACTTCTATTACATTATCCTCAAACAATTCCATCTGTTCGTCCATATTGTCTTCTTTATCATCTTCTTCTTGATCGGACATATCATCTTGCATTGCCTGTATGTCTACTTCTACAATTTCTAATTGAGGCTTATCTTGCTCTTTTGTTTCAACAGGCTCACCGTCCTCATCTACCTTATGCAGTCTGCCATCTTGTTGCATAGACATAAGACCACATTTCGCCATCATATGCATCTCTTCTAGATGTTTTATACCCCAATACCGTACAACATCAGCAGGTATTACATACTCACCCTCTGATAGCATTACAGGTATATCGTCAGCTACTTCTTCTTCTAAAGAGCCAAACGGCACTTTGTTCTCCTCAAAGGGTTTGTCGTAGTTCATCATTTGATTGTTCTCCAAGATTTAAGTCTGACATTTGACTGTCTATGTCTAGCTCTTCTTCTGTTGTGTCTAAATACAGGGGCATCTCACTTGCACCACCTG